CCCAGGTTTCTAGCACCACAGGAACAGCAGCACCGTTACCACCGTCCAGCACTTCAATCTTGGTCAAGAACTTGTAATCAATACCTGAACTAGCTGAAGCCATTTCCAAGAAGTCAAATTGTTTCTGTAGTTGTTCGCCAACCAGTCTGGTCACTGCACCAGTTGCATCATCACGAATAGAGCATGTGATGTCTGCCCAGCTGGGTTTGCCAGCCAGTTTAACAGTGGAGTTGTAAACTGGAATTGAAATTTCTTCAAATGTTGGATTGGGACGTCCAATACTGACCACTTGTTTGGTCAATTCTGTTGTGGGGGTTGAAACTCCAAAATTCTCAAAGAACACTCTAAAGCGATACTTAAGTTTTGGCATCAACAGACCCTGTGTTGGACTGCTTTGGCCGCTGCCCAACGGGACTGTCATTTTGTTAAGTGATGCACTTGCCATTTGTTATCTCCTATATGTTTATTTACCTAACCCTGGGGCCAAATTTTTGACCCCAGGTTTTTGATTAGGCTGCTCCTGAGATTTCTCCAGTATTCTTAATACGCAGCGGAATATAGATAAATTCCACAGCCTTGACTGGCTCAATAGCAATATCAACCCATAGTTCGTTGCGATCAATACGGGCCGGAGTATTGTTACTCAAGTCACACACCACTAGATAGTCGTAAATTGCTCGTTTGGCAATCAAGTCAATCATCAAACTGTTGCAACTGTTGAGAATCTCATTGCGAGTGATTTCGTCATTGGGTTCAAACAAATACAGTTTGCCAATTTCTTCCAATCTGCCGCGCAGGAATGCAACCAAACGGGCCACATTGATGCGGTCCAATGCAGTGGTTGTAACAGTGGTAGTTTTGTTACCAAAGTTAGTAATACCAATACCTGGAATAAATGTGATTGGATTGATATTGCGCTCATACAAGATATCGCGCACACTTTGGCTCACACCAATCTGCTGGAACTCGCCAGTGGCAGCATCAATGTAGCCAATAGCGCTGGCATTGTCAATCACACCACGACGTGTGCCGGCTGGTGCGAACCATGGATAGCTGGCAGCGTCGCTGCGTAGAATAGTGCGTACCATCATGTGGCTAGGAGGCTGTACCACAGTGTTGCCACTGAGATCAGTTGTCTGGCAGCTGGGGTAGAATGCTGCTGCATAGTTACTGGTGGCACTATTGCCATCCTCACTGGGCAGACCCAAGCCGTTGTTGTTTGTGGCCCACTCTACCAAGCTGTTGCCACTTGAATCAAGTCGCATAGGTGTGTCTGCTACAACAAACAGTGTATTGTTGCGTTCGTTGCTGAGTGCAATCATGTTGGGTGTAAGCTCAGGATAGGCTGGCGTAGCAACAATGTTGAACTGATTTTGTTCTTCACGTGCTGCCAAACTGGTATCAATTCCTGATTTCAATGCAGCCACAATCAGCTGACGCTGAGCCAAACGACCTGACCACATTGCGCCGTTGTCACGATTTCCGCTGGCAGTGATCCAAGTATTAGTCACAGTGGGGTAAGACTGAGTTACCCAGGTTGGAATGTCTGGGAAATTTGCCTCAGTCAAGTAATTGCTGGCAAAACGCTTTACGTTGTATCCACTACGGCGGGTGTTAAACAAAAGCATGCCTTGTGGATACAGTGCTGGATCTGGAGCGTCAAGATCTAAGTAATCACTTGTGAGCAAACTCACAATGGTGGGGTAGGCATCAGCCACAGGATCTGTAGTTCCGTTGGGTGCCCAACGAGCATCTGCAAACAGGATACCGTTCTCAGTCACTTGGTCAGAAGTATCTACTTCAACCCACTGATCAACGCCACTGACAGTCTCCCAACGATAAAGTTTGGGATAATTTTCTAAATCACTGGTATCAACCCACAAATCGCCATACACCAGCGGTGTTTCATCAGTTTGCTCAGTTGGAGCAGTGGCTGCAATAATAGGCCCATCAGGATTGGTCAATGTCAAATCGTAACCACGTACATCGTTGTTTACATTTTGATAACCTTGCCATGATCCACCGTCTTGAATCATAATATCTACGTCACTTACAGTGCTGTAATACCACAAACGTCCATTGGCTGGATCTTGATCAGGTGCTACATCATTTGTTGCATAGGTGAATGTTGGTGTAGTGACAAAGTTACTGAGTGACAAACCATTGGCAGTGCTGGCACTTTGACGCACATATGTAGTTGACAAAGTGAAGCCCGCAGTGGTCAATGGAGTTCCTGTGCCTGGTGTCAGCGCAATTGATCCACCGGCGCTGTGAGTAAACACAATGTTACCTGCAGTGTTGACGCTTGCTGAAACAAAAGGAATATTGGCTGCCGATATTGCTGAAAGAAAATCGCTTAAAGTACCAGTACCACCAATGGTCACAGTTGCAGAAGCCACAGTCAATGTTCCTGGTTGTGTACCTGCTAGACTAAAAGTATTCCCAGGTGTAAAAGGAGTTCCTGATTGAGATGGGGTTGTAGTTCCTGTAACAACAGTTTGTCCTAAAACAGCACGTTCTACAATTTCAAATGCCATGCATTCCAATGGATTGGTGCTGTAAAAATTAGCCAAGAACACTGCATAAGTAGTGCCCACTGGAATGTTTCTGCCGCCGCCAGTTGGATCCAATGCAAAAATAGCAGCATTGTCGCCTGAGTACAACGGACATGCTTGAGTTACAAATGTAGCCAATGTTGTGCTGTACTTTTTCATTGCCAAATTCATACCGTTATTGGCAGTGCTGAGATTGTTCCAAACTGATCCAGTTGGTCGACCACCTTGTGTATCAGTGGTTCTCCAACGCGGAGCTTGGTAACTGTAGCTAGGCAAATATTCAGGAGCAGCGTATTCGCCAGTGGTAATTCCCAGAGCAGTCAACAATGCGGTTCCGCTGTTGGGTCCAGGGTCAACCGCAATCACACCATTGTTGGTCAAAGTTGACCCGTCGTTGCTGGCTGTGCTGTCGGCATACAAATAGAGTTTGCCACTTACTACACCAGCCGACACACCAGTTGGTGGGGCAGCATTGATAGCTGCGGCCAAGCCTGCCACTGTTGGAGTACCAACAGGCACTGTAAAAAGAATATCGTTAATCAAAAGATTTGCATTGGCAGTTAGACTGGCGGGTGCATTGCTGCCTTGCACAGTGGGCCATGATTCTTTCCATGCATCACTGCCAACCATTACCCATGTGTTGCTGCTATTTTTATAGTAGCCAACAAGAATTGTAGTAGTTGCAACAATAGCATAATCACCAATGCTGCCAACACTGGGCAGTGGAACGTTGGTGATGTCTACCTCTGAGCTGCTGGTCAACACCAAGGGAGTTTTGACAGTGAATGTATTGTTGGTTTGATTCCACTCTTGGATGCCCCACAACGAAGTGGATGCATCAAGCCAGTAGGTGCCATCATCGGGCTGACCCACTGGACGACTCAAGCTGGCTGTGAGTTCGGTAAGATCAATGTCGGCTCGTTGCACATAGCAACGATTTGAAACACCCAACGCTGAGTAAGCAGCCAGCAAGCCATACTCATTAAGCTCATATCCATTGATTGGTGTGCCAGTTGTGGTGTTGTAGAAGAACGGTACACCAAATGTGGCAGCAAGATCGCGCTGGCTGGTTATGAGATAAGTTTTGTTGGCATTGGCTGCCAGAGTACCGGCCGCTACAGTTACACCGTCACTGCTGACTTTGTTTTGCGCTGTGGCCACTAAGAAATAAGGGACTGTGTTGACGGCTGAAGGGATGTATTGACTCTCGTCAATTACTGTGACTTCTACGCCAGGAGATACTAGTGCCATAATGGGTTCCTTTTCAAGTTGTAGATATTTATAGGCAAATGCCAAAAACCATGGAGTTGAGCACCCTTTGGCCAAGGTCCTTGCACTAAATATTGTCATGCGCCCCGTTTGCCAAGCCTGTGATCAAAGACCCTGTGCAGTGAATTACATTCGCGAAGGTGTCACGCACTATCGATCCAGATGTGAGACTTGCCAACGCAAAGGTCGTGGGCTCAAAAAGAGACAAGCCCGCTGGGAACAAGCGGGCTATAAGAAAAAAATGCAGTGTGATCGCTGTGGCTTTAAGGCCAGATATTCAGCGCAGATTCTGGTATATCATGTAGACGGCGATTTGAACAATGTGCATATAAAAAATCTCAAATCGATCTGTAAGAACTGTGTGGAAGAAGTGTCTAGGAGTGACTTGCCGTGGCGCCCGGGAGATCTTGCACCAGACGCATGACTTGCTGATACAAATGATCCAGGGTGCCGTTATTGTCTAACACTGCATCAAACTCAGTGCCTACCCAGCTGGTTTCACTGGCATGAATGCCTTGAGTTTTGAGGCGTTCCTTACTGATCATCCAGCTCATGTTGCCTCTACCTTCGTTGACATTGACTGCATCTTGGTACCATTCAGGTTCAGGGCCACGCATCACTCTGATCACCTGCCCACCAGCATTTCTAATGGCTTGAATTTCATTGGGAAATCTACAGTCTGAAATCACCACGTGATCCGCGCTGTTACGCAGCTTGTTTTCCAGCGCTGCAATCCAAATGTCATCGTGAAAAGCTCGGCGGCAAACTTCAGTGCCCCAGTACTGCAAAATCCAGCGCGGGGTAAGATGTGGCATCGACAGACGTTCGGCCCACCACGGATCCACTTGCTCGCGCCACTCGCGGGCCTGTTTGGTGCGTCCTTCCAGCATGGTGCGATCCCAGCCAAAAACCTGTGCCACAGCGTCTTTCAAACTGTTGGCAAAACTTTCTCGTCTAAAACCATGAAAGTTCACAAGATAATCAGCAATAGTATCTTTGCCCGAGCCAATAAATCCGCAGATTCCAATGATCATCGCAGTTCCTTGATGTTGAGGTATTTAAGTGTGTCTTGCAGCATGGAGATTTGTCTGCGACAATCTTCCAGTGCGTTGTGAGTAGCCGGGGGTGCTTCAAGACCAGGCCATAAACCAAACACAGTTCGCGAATCACGCACTGAGTAATACTGCCAGGGCAAAGCTTTGTTGAGACTTTTGTAGGCATGCTCCAGTATGGTCATGTCATACGTGGGGCCTTGAGCCCATACTCTGCGAGCTTTCCAAACAATTTTTGTAAGGCCGTCCAGTGCTACGCTAAGTGACACACGATC